TTGAACAGTTCAACCGCGGCGACCTTCTCCCGTTTGTATCGGACTTGACTGCTGACGATGGTATGAAAGACTACGGCACCGCCGAGGATTACGTTTTCCTCCTCTCGTGCGACCTTTACCGCAAATACAGAGAGTCTGTGCCGCGCTTTAAGAGTCGGTGGAGTACTCTTACGCCCTGGACCTGCACTACGGGATCCTCTCTCATGCGAGCCGTCAGTTCTATCGGCACAGTGGACACCAGCTTTTCGAGCATCATTAGCTGCGTAGCCCCCGCTTGTCTGTTCAATCACAAAATCTTCAAGTAATCTGCGCCGATAGGCGCGTATGGAGGCAGCAATATGGAAAAACACATTTTAACATACGTGAGCGACGGCACCGGTAAAACCGCCGTCGCAATTACAAAAATAAGAAACTCAGGCACCGACATTATAGGCGAGGTTGTTTATACGGGTACCGACAAGGGCGCAGTTATCCTCGAGGACTTAATAGAACACCCAGGTTATAACGCTCTTGCTAAAGAGGTTAAGGAACTCCGCGACGCAGCAGAACGGCGCAGAGAGCGCACAATACGAAAAGTAGAGCAAGCTCTCGGGTTAAAGCTCTACGATTGGCAAAAAGCATTTATTTTCTACAATAAACCCTACAATTACTATGTAAGCGGCTGTAGAGGAACGGGAAAAACCCTTGCTCATTGCCTCCGCCTTTGCTTATCCGAGGGCGAGCCGATTATAGCGGCACTCACACCTCCCACAAGGGCGAAAAACGAATTTTTGCGCTATCTCGGCGAGGACGGCTGCTCCATATACCGCTCGCAATTCTTTATAAATGAGTTGCGACAAGTTTATAACAAGCTCCTCGCGGCGGGAAATATCGACCTCCGCGAGATAACATTTAAGAGGTAAATATGGAAAGTATTAAAATCGAAAAAGACGGCTCTGTATCTATTCCTAAACCTGGCAATATGAAAATTACGGTAGAAATGACCGAGGGACTCTTTGAGGAGTTTTTGCAATTCCGAAAAAGCAAAGACGAGTACGACAACCGAGCCTCGAAAGAAATCGAGGGTTTGCGCCGCCGTATGGAATTTTTAGCAAAAGCGGTTATTAACTCGGTGGAGGGCGAAACTGCCAAAGCAAAAAAAGAGGCTAAAGAGGAGGCTCTCGAGCTTGCTAACGACTGGTTTTGTTGAGAGGTGCCCGACTACATAGGCGTTGAACACTAAAAACAAGGAGGCAAACAATGATACCTTTTCCAAATAAAAAATATAGCGTTATATACGCAGATCCGCCATGGGCTTATCGGACATATTCTAAGAAAGGACAGGGACGGTCAGCGGAAAGCCACTATCCGACGATGTGCATTGAAGACATCAAGGCGCTTCCAGTTGGTAATCTGGCAGCTAAGGACTGCGCTCTGTTTCTCTGGAGTACGTTCCCGTGCCTATGTGAAGCGCTCGAAGTGTTGACAGCATGGGGATTTTCCTATAAAACCGTGGCGTTCGTGTGGATCAAGCAAAACCGCAAGAACGATAATCTTTTCACTGGCATGGGCTACTGGACAAGAGCAAACGCCGAAATCTGCATTCTTGCCACAAAGGGACATCCAAAGCGTATATCCGCAAGTGTGCATCAGGTCATAATCTCTCACATAGAGGAGCACAGTAAAAAGCCCCAGGAAGCGAGAGACCGTATTGTAAAGCTGATGGGAAATGTTCCGAAAATCGAATTGTTTGCAAGGAATACAACCCCCGGATGGGACGTCTGGGGAAACGAGGTAAACAAGTATGGCAACTAAAATATACATAGCCGGAAAAATCACCGGCGATCCCGATTATAAAGCAAAGTTTGAGGAGGCTGAAAATTTCTACAAAAAAAAGGACTTCACCGTACTCACACCCACCTGTCTGCCCATCGGTATGCAGCCATCTGATTATATGCGTATCTGCTTTGCAATGATTGATACAGCAGATGTTGTTGCTTTCCTGCCAGACTTTAAGCAGAGTGCGGGCGCAGAGGTTGAGCACGCATATTGCCGCTACATTGATAAGAACATCCGGCACTATGAGGATGACAGAAACAAAGCACAGCGCGCTGCCAAGATTTCAGCGGATCTTTTAACGTCAATGGCGGCACCGGTTATGCCGAACCCTGCCGAGGAAATTAAAAAGGCTATTGAAAAAGAACTCCACAAAGGGCTATACCCCGACTTTTTGAGGGAGGCGAAACCTTGAAGCATTACGGTGATATAACAAAGATAAACGGCAGCCTTGTTGAGCCCGTCAATGTGGTTATTGGCGGCAGCCCGTGCCAGGATCTCTCGGTCGCGGGTAAGCAGGCAGGGCTTGCCGGTGAACGGTCTGGGCTCTTTATGGAGCAAATACGGATAATAAAAGAAATGAGGAGGGCTGACCTTGAAAAAGGCAGAACAGGAAAAGACACCCGCCCAAGGTATATGGTGTGGGAAAATGTGCCCGGAGCTTTCAGCTCCAACAAAGGAGCCGATTTCAGCATCGTGCTCCAAGAAACCGCAAAGGTGGCCTGCGAACAAGCCCCCGCTGTTCCTATCCCTAAAAACGGATGGCCTCCAGCCGGATGCCTTACCGATGTGGGAGGACAATGGAGCATTGCGTGGCGAGTATTTGATGCACAGTTTTGGGGCGTGCCCCAAAGACGAAAACGCATCGCACTTGTCGCAGATTTTGGAGGCCTCACCGCACCCGAAATACTCTTTGAGCGCCAAGGCGTGCCTGGGTATATTAAACCGTGCGGAAAAGAGGGGCAAGCAGCTCCCGGAAATATTGAAACTTGCTTTAATACAGCAGGCTCAACGGGGGGCTTATTGCATACAAGGTAACTGCATCGACAGAGCCGACACCGCAGGGTGCAACGGAAAAGGATGGACCGAGGGCGTAAGCTACACCCTTAACACCATTGACCGCCCCGCCGTACTCCCTTTTGTACCAAGCCCGCCACAAGGTGATGTTGTGGTTTTTGAGCCGGGATCCTGTTCCCGTGTTGGCGGACATATCTGGCAAGACGGAAAAGCACCGGCTCTGAGAGCGCAAAGCGGCGATAATCAGCCCGCCATAGCACTTGAAAACCATCCGGCAGACAGCAGGGTTAAAATCGCCGAGGATGGTATAGTACAAACCCTCAACGCCAGAATGGGCACCGGGGGGGGGGGAATGTTCCCCTCGTTATGTGTACGATCCCCGGTTTTGGAACATAGCAACGCCGGAGCAACCGATGTTTACCCTGCTGGCAACAAGCTACAAGGATCCGCCGGTTGTAATAATGGAGGTACAAATGTGATAATGTTTGAAAATTACCAATTTGCAAATTGGCGCCCTGGCTGTGGAACGCTTAAAGCCAGCGGCGGCGATTACGGGGGGGCTCGGAAAACTTGATCGTGTATCAATATTGGAACGGTGAACAAGTAACCGACACCCTCACAGCAAGGAACGCAGGAGGAGCGCAACGGATGCCGGACAAACAAAATTTTAATTGCGTAGTGGGTTTTCACCTGCCGCAAGATACTATAACAGACGAAAACAAAACGGCTTGCCCGTCGGCAGGCAGCTCCACCGGCGAGGCATCGCTCGGTGTATGTGAGGGACAAAGCCAAGCACAGTACATTGTGCGGAGGCTTACACCGCTTGAGTGTGAACGCCTGCAAGGCTTTCCAGACGGTTGGACGGATATAGGCGAATGGACGGACAGCAAAGGCAAAGTACATAAAGAAAGCACCGACAGCGCACGCTACAAAGCCCTCGGCAACAGTATAGCCATACCGCCCTGGACTTATGTATTACAACGGCTTTCACTATGCTGCGGTGCAAAGCCCACAATGGCAAGTTTATTTGACGGTATAGGCGGTTTTCCGTATATCTGGGAAAGCCTTAACGGCAAAGGCTCTTGTGTATGGGCAAGTGAAATTGAGGACTTTCCTATTGCAGTAACAAAATATCATTTTCCGGAGGAGGTAAACGACGATGGCTGATGCAGATAAATGCGCCGACAGGTCGAAGAATAGGGGGAGTTAAAAAATGATTATCACAACTAAAATAAAAGTTGATGTTCCGATGGGATTTTATTGTAAGAAATGTCAGAGAAAAGAGCGCGACGAGAAACATTTTATGTTTTGCACTCTTTTCAATCGTTATCTTTACATACGAAAAGGCGAGTACCTTAAATGTCGAGAGTGTGTGAATGAACTCTATGATGAAATAGACAGCAGGTAAAGGAGAAAAAATGCAATACATACCATATGCCGTTACGGCGGCAGCGATAATCGGCACAATTGGAAACAGTTATAGAAAAGTTTGGAGCTTTTACATTTGGATTTGCACAAATGCTTTTTGGTGCGTTTTCAACCTAAAGAATCACAGCTACGCACAGGCGATCTTATACGCTGTTTATTTTTTCTTGGCAATAATCGGAATCGCACAGTGGAGGAAAAAAGAAAAATGACACTTGTTGAGCTTAACAATCTTCGCTACATAGAAAAAGAAATAACATTACTTCAGCTCAGAATACGAGAGCTTGAAAATGAAACTGAGCGCATAACTCCGATTTTAACGAGTCTGCCCGGCAGCGGAGATACGAAAAGCTCAATTGTCGAACAGCTGGTCGAAGAAAAAGAAAAACTCGGAGCGGCCCTACAAACGCGGCAGGAAGAACGAAGAAAAGCCATGCGCTTTATAAACGGAATCCCCGATTGCCAGCTTCGAATAATTTTCATTTTGCGTTTTATTTCCGGAAAAAGCTGGAACGAGGTTGCAGACTATATCGGCGGCGGCAACACAGAACAAGGCGTGTGCATGCGTGCTCTTCGGTATCTTCGAAAATTTGAAAGTTGTTAAATATGTTAAACGCCTTTTTGATAATATAAAATCAGAGAGAAACCTGATTATAAAACAAAGAGGTGCGATATGGCTAAGACTGGCAGGAAATCCAAATACGACGCCGAAATTAAGCCGCATCTTGCCGAAATTGAAAAAGCGGTTAAAAACGGCGCGACAATAACAGAAATCGCAACAGCGCTGAATATTGCCGAAAGCACAATCTACAAGTACAAGAAAGAGAAAAAGGAGTTTTCGGCGATATTTGCGCGCGGGCGCGCGTCTATAATTATAGACATTCGAGGAGCTTTGTTAAAAAAAGCCCTTGGGTATGAGTACGAAGAAGAAAAAAAGGTCGGAAGGAAAGACAAAAACGGCGAAAACATAATGATTGTTGAAAAATACAAAAGGCATCAGCCGCCGAGCGAAACAGCCGCCGCAATGCTCCTTCGAAATTACGATACAAAATGGATTGACAAAGATAACGCGACGACCGAGCTAAAAAAACAAGAGTTTGAGCTGCGAAAAGCGATTTCTGAAAGTAATAATTTTGATTTAGATTGGGAGGAGAAAAATGGCTGATAACGAAAGAAATTATTATGTCTTGAGCGAAAACAACTGTAAATTTGAAAGCTTCACAAAAGAGCAAATTTTATCGGCAATTCAGCAGGCGGTTAACTCCGGGGAAATAAAGAATGTTGACACAGGATTTGTTACAAAAATTAAAGAGCAAAACAAAAACGCCGGCTTAATGTTTTGGGTCGGCACACAAGCCGAATATAATGCGCTTGAAAGCAAAAAAAACAACTGTCTTTATATAATTACCGACGACAGAAGAAACGAAAGTATAGATCTTATTTGGAATAATTTGAGGCAACTCAACGACATAGCAGACGGGGCTATGCAGTGCGTTTATGAAAATAATGGAGAAAGATTATTTGATGTTAATTTTACAGGCGATGGACAGTTTAAAGAATTCGACCTTTCTTTCGGTGATTATTCATACGACCCGGAAAGAGATGTTGTTGTAGCTTCGCTTGGTGGAGCGCAGGTAATACCATTGGCTACCCAGTGCTTTTTTGCATTAACATTGAAAGAAGTTGATTATGCGAGCGGGAAACATGGAGTTAAGCTGTGTATTTGCGTAATATCGGGGCTTGGAAATTTATCCTGCCCGTATCTCAATGTAAATTACAAACTTCTTCGCAAATCATGGGGGACATCTTAATGGCATACATCAACGGAAAAGAGATACTGTTATCAGCACAACTAACCGGGCTTGTGAACATCGACACTGAGATGTCAGAAACAAGCGAAAACCCGGTGCAGAACAAGGCTGTTAAAGCTTATGCCGACGGCTTGGCTAAGTACAGAATTATAAGCGATGTGACTATAACTGAAGATATTGACACATATACAATATCGCAAGACAGCAACGGCAATACATTTGATTTGCGTAAACTGTTTTTCTTGTTTATAGGAAAATTCGATGCTGCTTTGAACACCAAAGCTTTGTCGCTACGAACAAACGGCGGGTATCAATATTTGATGTATAAGGGTTTTACTATTGCAGCTGACAAGGAATGCGCTTTTTGGCTCGAAGCGGAAAATTTCTTGCGCACTTCAGAAAACAGCGGCATTAAGAGCACATATTCAGCTACCTTACTTCAACAATTCACAAATGGAATTGCTCAAGGCTTGAGCGGAAACAATGTTGCTGTAAATTCAGATATCTCGTTTCAAAAAAGGCACCCAAATTATCCACATCCAATGAGCGAGATTATATTCGGCGTCCACGGTGGAACTCAAAAAATGAAATCGGGAAGTCGATTTATAATTCTCGGCATTGATTATTGAGGAGGACTGAATTATGCGAATGTATGACAACGGCATATACAGAGATATGACCGAGGAAGAAGAAGCCGCTGTAATGGCGGTCACAGAGCAGGAAGAAAAAGCAAACAAGGACGGATTAACCTCTCTTGCTGAGGGATTAAGCACGGCGACATCACTCGCACAGGTGCGCTCGGCGGCTAAGTCCGTTCTTACGGATGAAAGCGAGGAAACAAATGAGTGATGCAGTAGCCGTCGCGATTATCTCGGGTGGACTTGCCCTCTTAGGAGTGATTATAACTTCTATTAGCACCTCTCGCAGAATGACCGCACAGCTTGAGCGTAATCAGGCTGTGACGGACACGAAGCTTGAAGAGCTTACACGCGAAGTAAGGCTTCATAACAACTTCGCGCAGCGTATTCCCGTAATAGAGCGCGACATTAAGATAATAAATCATCGAATAGACGATTTAGAAAAAAATCACAAAGGAGTGTAAAAAATATGAAAATCAACATCAAGCAGAGGTTCAAAAACAAGACGTTCGTGATATCGCTGATCACGCTTATATTGGCGACGATTTATCAAATCCTCGGTATGTTCGATATCGTACCTAAGGTGAGCGAGGACACATTGACAGGTGTTTTAATGCTTGTCGTCAACTTCTTGTCTGCACTCGGAATACTCGTTGACCCGACAACTGAGGGCTTGAACGATAGCGCAAGAGCTCTCACGTACGGCACGCAAGACGATGTAAGGCAGTATGAAGAGACGGGTGGATATGTAGCGGGTATGCTATTCTCCGGACGCAATAGAGTAACTCAACCGTACACTTATAACGTGAACACCAAAAAGGGACACGGCGGTATAGACATTGTCGGAGACAATGATAAAACCGTCCACGCGGTAGAGGGCGGCACAGTATCAATGGTTTCCGTCTGGGACGGCAAGACAAAAACAGGCACACAGAGCTACGGCAACCTTGTTGTTATAACCGATTCAACCGGCAAGCGGCACTTTTACGCGCACCTTGCGTCTATCTCTATGCGTAAGGGCCAGAGGGTATCTGCCGGTGATGTTGTCGGCATAATGGGAAATACCGGCAACAGCTTCGGCGCACATACTCATTATGAGGTTCGCACCGGTCAAGGCACGGTTACACGTATCAATCCTGCCGAGTTCTGCGGTGTGCAGAACGCCAAAGGTACATACGTAAACAATGTATCTGCTGCGTCACCTGCTCCGTCACACAGAGGCACCGCTTACACAATGACTTGCAAAATGTTATATGTCAGAAAAGGACCGTCAGTAAGGTATCGCCGAGTCGGTCAGTTCTCAAGAGGCGAGATATTCTATGTCGTGGCTCGTCAAGGTAACTGGTGTCAATTAGAAAGCGGCAACTGGATGTGTGCCGGTAAGTATCTTAAGAGAGTGTAATGTTTACAAGTTTATCGCAGTTTTACAACTCCGATATCTGGAAAGCAACGCGCGCAAAAATCATAGATGAGCGTAAGGACGAATACGACATTGTGCATTGTGAATACAGCGGCGTGCCGCTGATTAACGGATATGACATAATCGCGCATCACAAAGTACCGTTAACGCTTGACAATGTTAACGATTATTCCATTTCGTTAAATCCCGAAAACATAATGCTTGTCTCACATAAAGCACATAATGAAATACACAAACGCTTCGGGTATGGCTCGGGGCGCAAGGTGTATTACGTTTACGGTGCTCCGTGTTCAGGGAAAACAACATTTGTGAATAACATTAAAGGCAACAGCGATATTGTTTGCGACATTGACAGCATATGGCAGTGCTTGACGGGCGGCGAGCGATACGACAAGCCGACCGCATTAAAACAAAATGTATTCGAGGTACAGCGCACAATTTTAGATATGATTAAGAACCGCTTCGGCAATTGGGAACGCGCGTACATAATCGACGGCGGCGCGGCCAAAACTCCGCGCAACAATCGCATTAAAGATTTAGGCGCGGAGCCTATATTCATTGACACGGACAAAGAGACGTGTTTGAAGCGTTTGGCTTCTGACAAAACAAGAACGCAAACACAGCGTGAGGAGTGGCAGAGTTATATTGATAAATGGTTTATCGATTATCAAGAAGCGTAATGCTTTTTTTGATAAATAAAATCTCCTTTTCTTTTGTGCCGATAACGCGGCGGCAAATAATACCGCGTTTCCTCCCGGAGATATCCCCCGGTCACGCCGGAAATTGGGTGTCTTCCATACTGTGCGCCCCTCCTACTTTTCGCGCGGGGCAATTTTTTGGAAATCGGGAAGTTTTTGGCAAAACTTTTGAAAAAATAGGACCTTTTGAAAACTCTAAAAACAACATTAAAAAAGATTATAACTGGGGGCTGAAAAATGACTCGTCTTGAAGAATTGAAAAGTTACATTTCGGCCTTGCCGGATGACATACAAGCTATATTGACACCCGTCCTGAAAGATATAGTCTACGAAGAAGAAATGCTGAGCAAATTCCGCGGCAATCCAAAGACGAAAACAAACACGGCGATGTATAAGGCTTATAGGCAGACGAAACAGATATATCAGGCGGATTTAAAAATGATTTTGTGGCAGCTGCGGCAAAACGAAACATCGGCGGCTGATGATCTGTTATCAAGATTGGCAGAATTCGAATGACTTATCTTGAAGAATACAATTACCTGATACAAGGCAGACACGTTATTGCCGGCTATTGGATAAAAAAAGAAATTGAAAATCTTATCGAAGATTTGCAAAACCCGGCTTATATTTACGATACGGCCGAGGCACATAAAAGAATTAAATTTATGCAAACGTTATGTTTGCAAAGCAAACATCCGTATTTCGGAAAGCCTCTTGAGCTTATGCCGTGGCAGCTTGCATTTTGGGAAACGGTTTACTCTTTCAAAATGAGTGATACAAAACTACGCCGATTTGTTGAAGTGCTCCTTGAAATCGCGAGAAAAAACGGCAAAAGCACAATGTTAGCCGGTGATGGGAATACCGATTTGTTTATTGGCACCGGAGGTTCGGAAGTTTGCTGCGCGTCAAATGATGATAGGCAAGCAAAATATATATGGCGAGAAATCGCCGGAATGCGTGACCGGCTGGACCCGAAAAAGGCTATAACAAGCCGAAATTTAGTTGAAATTCGAAATGACAGAAAGAACATCATTATTTCGCGCATGTCGAGCAAAACACAAAACAAGGACGGCGGCAATTATACAAAAACGTACCTTGACGAAGCTCACGACATAGACGAAGAGAATGGGAACAGTGAAATAGCCGAGGCTTGTTGGCGCGGCATGTCAACAAAAGATGATCCGTTATTTATAACTTGCACAACGCAAGGCTTCAGCCGTGACGGTTGCTTTTTGGATAAAAAAATCGCGCACGCAAAAGCAGTTATCGAGGGCGAAAAAGAAGATATACACTTTTTGCCTTTTCTTTATGAACAAGACAATGAACAAGAAATTTGGCAAGACGAGAGCAGCTGGGAAAAGTCGAATCCGTCTTTGCGATACGGCGTTAAAAAAATGTCAAAACTCCGTCGCGATGTTGACCTTGCTCGGACTGATAAAGAAGCACGATTGCATCTGCTTTGTAAAGATTTCAACATCAAACAAAACAGTGCGCAGGCGTGGCTTCGTTCTGAAGACTTTATGTATTTGCAAGAAAAACAAAGCCTTGAAAATTTTCGCGGCTGTTTTTGTTTGGGTGCGCTTGACTGTTCGCAAACAACAGACCTTACAAATTTAAAGCTCTTATTTATGCGTCCAAACGATAACACAAAATATGTTTTTTCACATTATTGGATTCCGGAAAGCAAATTAACCGACAGCTCAGACAAGAGCGCGGGTGCTCGTTATGAAGAATGGGCGCAAGCAGGATATATAACGATAAGTAAAGGAAGCATCATCGATTTAACTGATGTAACACGCTATATCTCAGAGCTTAAAGACCTTTATAACATACGCATTTTAAAATGCGGATACGACAAAGCATACGCTCGTGAATTTGAAAAGAGCATCGACGATTTAAGCCCGACTATGCGTGAACCCATAAATCAAAAAGTAATGTCAACGCCGATGAAATGGGTTGAGCGCGATTTTGAAAATCACGTTATAAATTACGGAAACAATCCCGTCGACGCTTGGTGTTTGGGTAATGCTTGCTGCTATATCGACCGGCACGAAAATTACAGTTGTAAGAAATCACAGGCGAGCAAACGAATTGACGGAGCGGTTGTTTTTATAATTTTATATGCAACGCTTTTAAAGTT